TGCGGTCTGCACATCGTCAGAGACGATGACACGCAAACCCATATACGTTGGCACACTGGCGTCACCGCCATAGGCAGTAACCATCGAGCCACCGGATTGAGTGGTGGTGGTGCCACGAGCCTCAAGGGTAGACACGTAGTCGATCGCCTTGCGCTCAACGAGGTCGTAATAGACCTTGCTATGCATACAGATGGCGGTCAACTTGTCGCCTTGATCGCCCAGCAAGCTGCGGGCTTCAGCAACGTGCCGAGGGGACAGCACGGTAGGGGTATCAGCGGTCAGACCATCAATCGTCAGATCGACGAAGGAAGCCGAATCGTTGGTGCCCAGGGTGCCAAACACACCAGCCAAACAGGACAGGAGGTCCTTCTGGCGCTGGTTAGCAATGTAGTCAGCAATCTTGGCGCCGATAGCAGCCATCGGGTCGGAACCTGCGGCAAGTGCAGCGAGATCACGGCTTTCAAAGGCACGCCCACGGTGCAGGATTACGCCAACTTGCTTGTCAGCAGTGATTTTGCCAGGGGTCAGTGAGGTGCTGTCAGACAGCACTTCAAAGTCACCAGTCAGGTTTGCCTTAAAGAAAGGCACGTTAATGAAGTCACCACCCTCGGTTGCGTTCAGCTCAGCCATCGGCTGCACCACACCGGATGCCAAGAAGGCATCACGCTGGGTGGTCTGCTCAATGACGTAAGGCGTAAAAATCTCGGGGATGATGATGTCAGAGCGAAGAGTCGCCATGAAAAATCACCAGGGTTGAGTTGGAAGGACGGGCACAGCCCTACATCACCAGCACAGCCGGTTTGTAACAGCTTAGCGGTTCGCTTGAGCTTTCATCCGATCATACAGATCACGATCTGTTCGATACAGTCGTGCCTGTTCGGTCAGATTAAAGCTGTCGCGGCTAAACGGGTTAACCATCCCAGCAGGCACGGCACCGCCAACATTGCCGCCCGATGGCGCACCACTGCCCTGCGGCTTGGGTTGCTTCTGCATCCAGGCTGGCAGCGTCTTTGCCCACTCGGCAACAGGCACACGCTTGTACCCATCAACGACAACCACACTGCCGTCAGCCTCGCGTTCGATGGCTTCAGGCTGAAGCTTAGTTTTGAGCACCATGTCTGGATCATGGACAATTTCAGCTAGTGCCGTGACAGCAGGCGTCACCAGTTCCAGTTCTCGCACGCGGGCTTCAAGCTGAATGATGCGCTGGTCCTTTTCTGCCGTCGCCTCGCGGAACTGCTGCTCCAGAGCTTGTCTTGCTTCTGAATACTTGCCTTGTGATTCAAGTTGCTGTTGCTCGTAGTTGCGCTTGAACTCCAGCAGCTCATCAACATTGACTCCATCCGGCACAGCCTTTGCTTGGGCGATGGCTTTTTTGTACTCGTCTAACAGCTCTGAGTTCTTGCGCCGCATGGCGTCAAGTTCAGCTTGCATGTTGGCTACTTCGGCATTTTGCTCCACAGGAGCTTGTGCTTCATCAGACATGGACTAGCCACAGGCTTAGTTACGCTGCGATCGTACAGCTTCTGACACAAAAGTGTCAAAACGAGAATTCAATACACCAGTTAGGGAGCCCTGGAACCCGTTGATCAAACAGATGCTTGATGCTATTGATCGGCATGAGGAGCTATTGCGGCGGACAGGTTGCGGGTGGCACGCTGCCAAAGCCCAAGACTTACGTCGTTACGTCGCAGAACTTAAAGATTGGATCCACTGCGAGGAAGCTACCACTTTGTCTTGTCAGCCCAATACGCAGGAGACATCTTGCCTTTAGCAATGTTGGCAGCATGACGTGCCTTAAAACTGGCGCGTCGTGCCTTAGCTGCCTTTGACTCGTTCTCTCGCGGCGGGCTACCGCTAACACCCTGCTGCCCAAACCGTATCAACTTGACCGTCTCGCCTTCTTTTGCAAGTACGGCATGGGATTTGGTTGGATGGCTTGGCGTGCGCTTCGGCTTGTTGTAACCGTCAAACTGCTCGCCGCGATAGGTGATCATTTACGGGGTGCCGCCTTCAGCTCCGAACGTTTTTTGATGACAGCGTTACCAGTTGATTCAGATTTAATCCGCACGATTGGATCATCCTGATTGCCAACACGAGTAACACTGCCACCGCTGCGTGTCGCAATAGTGGCGCGTTCGCCGCCGATGCTAGTAATCACGCCAAAGGTGCGAGTGCCTTGGTACATCCAACTCACTCGGTCACCGCGCTTCACTTTTTCTTGCCTCCCTTCTTGGACATTGGCTTTTGAGGCTTGGCTGGTCCGGTGTACTTAGGCATCTGCTTTCGGGCAGCTACCCTGCCATGCTACTTAGCCTTTGGCTTGCGTTTCCGGCTTTTTCCTGCTTTTGCTAAGGCGATTGCCACCGCTTGCTTTTGCGGTTTGCCCGCCTTGATCTCCCGGCTGATGTTCTGGGAGATTACTGCCTGATTCTTGCCTCGCTTTAGGGGCATCACGCCATTCCTGAATGTCTGTCAGTAGATTAGCGCCATCAGCAAACGCCCATCCTTTATCAGTAAAAACCGCTGATATCCATGTCTCGCCAACAAGTGCCTCTACCGGATCGCTGTAGATGCCATTGTTGCGGAAATGCCGTAGATCAGGGAGTTCCATAACGAGCCCGAAGCTGATCCAAGGTTAGCTCTGTGCCATCCTTGCTAACCAGCTTTGCGATTGCAGCCTCTGGTCCATATTTGTTAGATAGCTTGTCAAAGTAAGCAACCTTGCTGGCGCCCAAGGCTTTTGCTTTAGTTGCAAGATCCTGGTTAGATAACCATTTGCCGTAACTGGTATTAGCTGGAACCTGACCACCTTCTGCTGCACGCTTGCCTTCACCGATAACTTCCTCAGGGCTTCTAATTCCCATTCGTTTGAGGCTTGCATTATCAATGATTGGTACAGTCGTTGATCTGCAGTTGAAATGCTGTGGTGGGGTCGGTCCTTTGCCATACTCAAACACCTTGCCGTCTAATGCCCGGCAGATGGCACTCGTCCTAGTGTCAAGCGTGGCGACATAGCGGTATTTTTTCGTGATGTCTTGGTTCGCCTCGTACACCTGTTGACTAGCAGCATTTGCTACCTGATTGATGCTGGTGCGGACTAGCGCAAGGATCTGATTGTCGGCTATCGCTGTCGCTTGACCGCCCGCTGCTGCAATTTCCCTAACGGTTTTAGCACGTTCACCAAACTGCAAACTACCAATCAACCGTTTAGCAATAGCTGGCGTTGGTTCACCTGTCAGCAAGCCTTGCCGGACAACTTGACTGAACCGCTCAGCTTGATCCACCGCAATGCCACGAAACGCCTTGCTAACGACCTCGCCGTTAGGCAGCGTAATGGTGGCACCCTTGGCAGCCGTTAGGCTAAACGTCTGCGGTGCGCCTTGTACTGCGGCAAAGAGGTCATCGCTAAGTGCCACCACATTGAGCTGTGTGGGGTCAGTAGTTACCACACTCTGTGCAAACTGCGGGCTGATTTCTACCGTATTGACGATGTTGCGTGCGCCTGCAGGTAACGCCTTACGCAACTCTTCTGAAACAAACTCTGATTGTAACTGGGCTATACCCTGCAGCTCTAGCGCCGTCAGCTCTGTCGCATCGCCAGCCCAAGTGCCCAAACTGTCCTTTAGTTGCGCCAAAATGGCACGTAACCTTGCAGCTTTAACAGGTGCAGCCAACTCATCAATCGTTCGCAACTGGTTAACTGCATCAATGATGATGTCGTTGTAAGCATTAATTACACGTCGAGCAACACTATTGCTAAAGCGATTCAGGTCAATCGCATTGCGAAATAACGCCTCAGGTGTACTCATGGCTCAATGCCAAGCTGGCTGGGCTTGTACTGCGACCGGATACTAACGTTTGCGCCGCGAGTCAAAGCGCCGGTCACTGCAGAAGCAAAGGCGTTATATCCATCTTGACCGTCTTCCATGATCACCATTTCATCTACTTCAGCAGGTTTGCCGTTTTTGTAATATGTCATCCGAACAACTGCCAAAACCTCTTCCGGCAGTTTGCCCATCGTGTAATCAAGCTCCTGCTTCCTCGGCGGTATCTGCATCTTCTGGGTCTTCGCTTCCAGCATTATCGCCCAGTCCACCAACCAGTCGATCAGCCTGTTCAGCAGATTGTAAATCCAGACCACCATTAGAAGTTGCCTCCAGTTCCTCGTCTACATCAAAATTATCGCCAAGGACATCGCCCTCAGCTAGCTCACGCAGGAGGGTTTCTTGGCTGATGGTGCCAGCGGTGTAAAGCGATAGCAGGGCTTGGATGTCCTGCGGTTCAAGGCGTGCGCCGAGGAAGTCACGGTTGACGTAGGAGCTACCGGCAGCGGTGGCGTTACCAATGAACTGCGCATGAAACTGCAAGCAGTTATCAATTAGGTCTTGCACGTTCTGTGCAATCACCATCATGGTGCTATCACCCTGGCTGCGGTCGATGCGCTTGGCTTCTGCAGTTTCGGCGCTGAGCTTTTGCCCTAACACTGCTGACAGTCCTAGCTCGTTGATCTGCCCTGCCAGTTGCTCCAGGCGGCGGAACTGCGCTTCAAAACTTTTGCCCTGCGGTTCGATGTACTCAGCACGACCATCAGCAGGAAATGCAATCGCCTCACCAGGACCGGCGCTTACTTCCTCTGCAGCAGACGGGAAACCATAAAACGCCAGCATCGGCACGGCGCTGATGTGCAGTTGGTTGTCTAGGTCTGATTGAATCTGGTAGGTCTTGAGGTTTAGCTCGGCAATGTCCTCAAGCGGCGGGCGTGATTCAAGGAACCCATGCCGCTGGGCGTAAGCAACGCTGAAGGGGATCTGGGACAAGCTGGTCCGTCCTTCATCTACCACGCTGAAATCGCCAGTGGCATTTTGCCGATGCAACTGGTACTCACCAGGCGTTAGCACCCGCACCTGCTGCACTTCTTTCTCGCCGTAGATGCCGTCAGGAATCGTCACAATCTCTGACAGCCTGAGCTGCGTCAGGACTTGCTTGCCTTCCTGTTGTTCAGTGCGCCAGCCAAGGATCTGCCGTGGCGTGTACGTCACCCAATATGGTCTGCCCCCATCAGACGGTGCATCCACCAAGACACCAACGTGCCCATAACGGACCATCTTGCGGGCTGTTTCATACACGAAAACATTGAGGTCGTTACCTTGCAAATCAACGTCGAACAACTGCTCACGGATCACATCAGCCGTATTGTCAAGCCGCACGGGCTTGCGGGTTAGCATCCCAGCCATCATGCGCTCAAGGCGCTGATAAAAGGGCGGCACCACGCTACGAGCTAGGCGATTGTCATACGACTCGTCCAGCTCGCGTGGTTCCTGCGGCAGGTAACGGCGATGCTTTTTACGCATCCCGTAAGTGCCCTGCAGTAAATCCTCAATCAATATCCAGTGAGGTTCCTGCGCGAACCATGCCGTATTTGGATCGGTGACTTGCGTGACAGTCCGCTGAGCTAGCGGGCGGTCGTAAAAGTTGTATCCGCTATACACAGCTTGATACGCGCAGGCTTTGGCTCAGTTTAAGCAGCAGTAAGCGATACGGACCTGCGACCAATTTTAATCTCAAACTCGTCGCCGGGCTTAAAACCCATCTCCCGCACGTAACCCTCACCAATGCTGAGCGTACCGTTGAACAGCACCTTAGTCTTATAGGTCAGGCTACGACCGCGCTTGCCTGGCACGTTCATCTGCAGCCCCTTGGCTTCAAGGAGCGCCTCATAAAACTGAGTAAAGCATACCTTGTCATTTTTCACGTAACCGCATTCGCGGACGAGATCTGATTTGTTGAGAGTGCTAAGCTCTTTGACTTTGGTGAGTAGTTCTTGACCGACGAGCATGAGTAGGCTAAAAGGTGGGCACTCACGACCATAGCTTAAAAAGGGAATATCTGCAACCTGACCGTCAATAAAGTCTGACGCCTGTGCCGCGTCCAGCGCCTGCGTGCAGCGGGTTGAACTCACGCCAGACCAAGTAGCCCAAGGCGTCGTTCATGTGATCAAATCCTGCATCCTTATCAGGCTCCCCCTTGTCTGTGTAGCACTGCAGCTCCAAGCACTCAATCAGCCGCTTGCATTGCGGCGCAACCTGTAACCGGACTTGCCCTTTGCCGTTTTCCAGCAGAGCCTGAACAGCAGCCACCCGATCACGAACGGGAGGATTAGCTCTAGGTGATTGGTTAGACATGCCATAGGACTCAAGGATTGCAATGTCGGTCTGCGTTGCATTGGTGCTGCGATTGCCGCCACTGGCGTCTGGGTAGATATAGATACGGCGATCCGCATATCGACGACGGATCTCGGCAGCCAGCGCGTCGGTGTCATGGGCGCCAGAGATCTCGTCAGTGATCAGCAGGCTCCCGCCTGATCGAACGCCGATCACTGCACTCATATTGCCGACGTTGAAGTCAATGCCAATGCGGAGCGGTTCGCGGTCGGTATCAGGCAGATCAGGTTGTACATGCTTGTTGCGGTTGAAGCGGTCATAGACCTGCCCGGTGGTGAGGTTGACGAACTCACCGTCTAGGTATGCACGAAGCAAGCTGGGGTCGTAGTTGGCTTGCAGGCGTTCAATGAAATCAGACGGCAGATGTGGGTTATCTGCTGTCCGCATCTTGATTAGATGCCGATCAGGGCGTGACCTTGCCTCATCACTGCCAAAGGTGTTCCACATCCAGCGGAAGCCCTCCGGTGTTGATGCTGCGCCAAACTGCCGGACGTTGCCAGATCGCAAGCGACCAAGAATTTTAGGGAACGCCTTGTTGGCAATGCTTGGTGCCACAGTATCAATCTCATCAGCTAACACCCATGCAAGGTTTAAGCCGATGATGCGTGACCAATTCTCAAATGATCGGCACAGGATTTTGGTATCACCACCTGGCAGGTGGAGCATGTACTCCGGCAATGGGCTAGCGCGAAAGGTATAGGGGATTTCATAGTTTTCTAGGAAGGCTTCAAAGTCTGTCTGCCAAATATCGCGGATCAGGGGACCAGTAGGCTCCATGACGGCGCCAATAAAACCTTGGTTGGCGATGGCTAATACCGTAGCCTTTGCCGCTAAAGCACGAGTTTTACCAGCGCCATACCCTGCGCTGATACCAAGAATCTGCGTAGTGCTATCATCAACAAACGCAAGCTGGCCAGGATGCAGATCAGCACGAATGCGGGCCAGGAGTTTTGGTACATCAACATCTACATCGCCATGACCAATTTGCTGAAGGACGCTGCCTGTTGGCGCTGCAGCAAGGATGCTCATGAGCAGAGCTGAGCGAGTTTGGCTGCGGTGTTAATGGCACCTAAAGCAATGTGATACTGACCAGCGCGACGGGCTTCCATCTGAAGGGTGCTGCATTGCGATAGCAGATCAGCGATCATCTGCGGGCGTTCAATGTCCCAGTCAGCCTTGAGCTTTTCGCGTGCAAGGCGGAGGTAAAGATCGCAGGCATCGTCCTTGACCCCCCAGTTTTCCCGTGCATAGCGGATGCAATCAGAACGGCGCCCACCGTTTGCGATGATGCGTGCGAAGCGTTCAGCACGTTCAAGGGATTCGTGTTTGGGGCCTCTAGGAGCTGCCATCAGGCTGCCTCCTGCTGCTCTATGAAGTGTTGATTAGATGGTATGCAGACGGCGGTATTGCCGGTGAAGTCTTCCCAACGCTTGACAATCACGTCGCAGTAAGCGGGGTCAAGTTCCATGAGGCGTGCTTTGCGGTGAATGCGCTCTGCGGCAATGATGGTGGTGCCGGATCCACCAAAGGAATCGAGAACCACGTCGCCCTGTTTTGTGCTGTTTGCCATTTGATATTGAAACAACTCAACGGGTTTCATGGTTGGGTGTTCGCCATTGCGACGTGGCTTATCAAATTCAAGAATTGTGGTTTGTTTGCGATCTGAACCCCAGTAATGGGCGGAACCATCGGTCCAGCCATAAAGGCAGGGTTCGTGCTTCCATTGGTAGTCCTGCCGTCCCATGACTAGAGAAGATTTAAGCCATATCAAGCATTGGCGTACCTTCCAGCCAACATCAACGGCGGCACCGCGAAAATTGTATCCTTCGGAATCAGCGTGCCAAATATAAAATGCAGCGCCAGGGCGCAAAAAGCAATTTGCTGCGACATAAACATCATGAAGAAATTGACGGAATTCACTGTCTTTCATATTGTCATTTTGAATCTTCAAACCAGAGCCTCCTTCATAATTGACGTTGTAAGGAGGATCAGTAAGCCAAAGATCCGCTGGCTTATTTTCCATCAATTGTTCTAAGGCAACGGTGTCAGTGCTGTCGCCGCAGAGGAGGCGGTGATTGCCGAGGATCCAGAGGTCGCCGGGCTTGGTGATGGGGTCTGCTGGTGCCTCGGGCACGTCATCTGGATCGGTCTTGCCCTGCTCCGGCTCTAGCACCTCAGCTAGTAGCTCGTCATCTTCAAACCAAGGCGTCAGGTCATGCTCCTCGCTGAGTTGTCGGAGCATCTCGTTGTCCCATTCGCTGAGGTCACTGGACCTGTTATCAGCAAGGGCAAGACCTACCTTTTCGTCTTCTGAAAGGCCAGTGCGACGTACAGCGATTAGCTCATCGCCTTCGGTTTCGATGATGCGGACTTTATTGATGCCTGCTTTTTTAGCGCCTTCAACGGTGCCGTTACCGGCAAGGATGCGATCATCTTCGTCAATGACGATGCTGCGTGCGGCACCGTATCGGTTAAGCGATTCAGCGATCAGGGCAGCAGAGCGATCTGTCCGCTTGCGGGCATTTTTGTGATCTGACTTGAGATTATTAATTGATGTCACGCAGGTTGTTGTATGACGTTTGCGGGAATCATACAGAAATTAACTTAGCCGGTACAAGCTTTGAAGTTGATTGATTTTAGGTTCGATGAGGTGATGGGAGGATACGGTGCCGCAGGTATCGCCAATGCAGACGCGAACGGAG